CGAGTCGCAGACCACGAAGAAGGCCGCGTCCGGAGTGGTCCCGGCCAGCACACCCGTCTGCATCAGCGTCAGCAGGTAGGCGGAGACGACGGCGCTGATCTGGTCCCACAGGATCTGGTCGTTGTCGTCGAAGACCGCGAAACGGGTGGCGTCGAGGATCCCCTTCTTGATCAGCATCAGGGACCGGCGGACCGAGACGTATCGGTCGGGCGTGCCCTGCGCGAGGGTGCGCGCGCCGTAGATGACGAAGCCGGTGCCCGGCAGGGCCTTCAGCACGTTGATGCCCGCCACGTTCAGCGCGTCCTGGTCGGCGTTGGAGAACCGGAACTGCACGTCCAGGACGCCCTTGAGGACGGTGTCGATACCGGCCGGTGGCTTCTGCACCCCACGCGAGGCGTCGGTGCGGCTGAACTGCCCCAGCACCGCGCCGCCAGGCGGCAGCACGCGGGCCGAGCCGGAGGTGGCGGTCGCCGGGTCGTTGACGATCAGCCACGGGCCGTAGACGGCCGCGTACGACGAGGAGGTGACCGCCGATCCGCCGGTGGACATGCCCTGCAGCGACAGCGCGTAGGAGTGGGCGTTGTCGACCGAGGAAGCCTTCACACCGTCCACGACCACGAAGACGGTGCCCTGCGACTCCGCCCACGCGATGATCGGGTTGAGCACGGTGGCGTCCGTCAGGCCGGGGACGTTGAGGACGATGTTGTCCTCGATGACCTCCAGGCGCTGGGCCGCTGTCGACAGGTCGACGGCCGCGACGCCGTCCGAACCGCCCGCCAGCGCAGTGCCGGTCTGGACCGCCGGGGCGTGCGTGTCGTCCCACGCGGAGGTCAGCAGCGAGGTGACCTGTATGAACTTCGAACCGGTGACGGGGCTGTTGATCAGCGCCTGCGCGTTGCGGGAATCGGCCGGGTTCAAGGAGACGTCGGCGAAACGCTCCTTGAGGTAGGCGGCCGTGGAGCCACCGACGTAGACGTACAGGTCGAAGCGACCGGACCCGGTGCTGGAGGCAACGACATCGACGTACACCGTGTTGCCCCACGTGCCCGGCGAGATCGCCGTGATCTTCAGCGTCGGCTCGGGGGTGGCCTCGGTGTCCTCCAGGCTGACGGAAGCCGCGACGGCATCGGAGGCCGCAGCGCGCACGATGTAGGCGCTGTTGCCCCCGTTGTTGAAGAACTGGTAGACGGCGAACGGCAGCAGATCGGAGGTGTCACCGAAGCCGCCGTAGGTGGCGACGTACTGGGCGAAGGACGACACCAGGGTCGGCGCCAGCGGGCCCCCCTGCTTGCACGTGCCGACGAACGCCGCGACGGACTCGCCGGGCGTCGTCGCCGTCTGCGCCAACGGCGTCAGGGACTCGTCGATGTACACGCCGGGACGCTTGTAGACAGTCATGTTGTGTCCTCTGTTGAAGATGAATTCCTGGGGTTACGGATTACTGCTCCAAGGAGTGCCGTCGGCTATGTCGTCCGTGTAGTATTCGAGGTCCAGTGCGACGCTCTGCGCCTTTACGTAGGTCTGGGCTGCAGCGCTCGTCATTTCGCTGGACACGGAAATCAGATACTCGCGGCGGAACAGACGCTTTCCGTTCTCGTCGCGGGTGTCGACCAGGGCAGGACCACCCAGAAGATCCAGTCGGCGAACGGTGCCGTCCTCGGGAATCTCCAAGAAGCCGAACCGCGAAGGAATCCGGGCCGTCTGCGCGAGGGATGCGGCCAGCGCCATGTCGTGGCTCTGGAGGCGAGTGAATACCAAAACCCGGTAGCGCAAGTCGTAAGGGATCGGGTACTCCACCAGATAGGGCGACTCGGTCACGTCGTAGGACGTGGCGTCGTCCGCCCACCATTTGGGAGACCCCTCCGGCGCATACGGAAGACGCACCCACCCCCGGTGCTCCCGGTCGTCCGCCTTCTCCATCCCGCTGTGCTCGATCACGATCAGCGGAAAGGTCTGACTCGCCAGCTCGCTCTCAGGAACCCGGTAGCGCACCGGGACGGCTCGACCGGTAGGAGCGTTCGCGTCAGTAACAGTGAGGCCCTGAAGTTTCGCCTTGACGGCGCGGTCCTCGTTTATGAGCCAAGGCATGCGTTGGCGAACCTTCTTGAGTAGAACTGCGGATAGTGCATCCCGTTCAGGATCTCAAGAAGGCTCGCGAAGTTTGTAAAAGGCTATGCGGGAGCGATCGTCGTCACCGTACCGCTGGACCCCCGGTATTTCAGGGCGCCTGCATCGACGTAGAGGATTCCGCCTCCGGAAGGATTGGAGTTGGGCGGCGTGGTGACGTTCTTCATCGAAATCACGGCGCCGGAGGACCCACCCAGATCGGCAGACGTAGCACCCAACTGCAGGGCGCTGGTGAAGAACGACGTGGCGCGGTGCACTGCCGAGCCACTGGAACCCACCTCGAACCGAAGGCTTCCGCCGGAGTCCTTCAAAGCGATCATGTCCTGCGTGCTTCCGGCCGTGGCGGTCATCGCCAAGCCGACCGTGGAGGTGTCCCCCTGGGAGATTTCCAGGGCACCGGCCGGAGCGTGCGCGGAGGCTACGCGAATGCCCACGGTGCCGTTGCTGTGCACCGCGAAGTCGTCCCGGCCGTTCAGCACCACGCGGATGGGGTCGCCTATCGCCGTGGCCCCGGTGTCCGTCGTCGAAGTGATGAAGAGGCCCTGTGCGGCGGTACCGGTTGCGCCACCGTGGGTCGTCTGCAAGTCGATGCTGATGGCTGCCGCAGAACTGTCGCTGCCGTCGGAATAGCCCGCGTGCGCGACCTTGATCGAGCCCCGGTTCTTCTCCGTTCCGGTGACTTCCAGTGCGGAGAAGTTGGGGTTGTCGCTGACGACGTTGGCGGCAGCGTTCGTGGTGCCGGTGGTGTTCGCCTGGTATGCCGTCAGCGCATGGGTGTTGGGGCTCAGCGACTTAGTGAACACCACCTGGCCGCTTGCATCACCGCTTGCTCCGGTGGCCGAGACGTGGCCGTTGACCGTGACGTCACCGGTGACGGTTCCACCGCCGGAAATATGAAGGTACTTGCTGGCCGCGTCCGCCTCGGCGGTAGCGACCCCGGCGGCGATGTCCGCCGTCTCCTGGGTGGCGTCGACCTTGTCGGTGTCGAGTTGTGTCAGGGCCGCGTTCAAAGGAACGTTCCAGTTGGCGCTGCCGGGTGTCGGGAGGCTAATCGTCATGGTCACTGACTTTCTTGCGAGTACCGGGAGAACTGGGCGTCGTCGACGAGTTCGTCGGGCTTCACCTGCACGCACTCCATGCCGACGATGATGTCCCGGCTCTGGATCTGCCCGAGCACGGAAATGGACGTGACGCGAAATACCGAGTTGTCGTAGACGATCCGGTCGGTCAGGTACTTACCGTGGTCGATGTCCTGGTCGGTGAATCCCATCCTGCGAAGGCTGTCGAACGACGCGGTGACGTGCAGGTTGTCGACGGTGTACAGACCCTGCGTCGTGTCGTCGGCGGGACCCTGGTTGTGGATCACGTGCAGAGCGGGCACACGAAAAGGGCCGGTGAAGATCTTCCCCAGGCCCGCGCCCTCGTCGTACAGGTCGTCCCCGGCCGGGTCGGTGTGGGAGAAGCGGTAGTACTCCACCCGCTCGCCGACCTCGTTCTGCCGCCCGCGCAGGACCCCCATGATGTCGGTGGTCTCGTAATTGGCGTTGAAGCGGCCGTGGGTCTTCCAGTCCAGACGGCTCACCACCAACCACCCCACGTCTGCGAGGGCAGTCCGGACTCGTCGTCGTTCTGGTGGCCCGGCCCGATCGGCGGCAGGATCCGCTGAGGCAGCGAGTAGTCGTCGTACTCCCGCTCGCGGTACAGAGGCACCAGGCGGTTGGTCGTGCGGCTCACCCGGCGCAGGTTGGTGACCTCGATGGAGTACAGGCCGACGCCCAACTTCTCGCACAGCGTCTGGTAGCGGTCGGTCGCGGCAGCGATCTGCGTCTGGATCTGGGAGAAGCGCTGACCCCTGTCGACGTGGGTGCCGTCGGAGGTCTCGACGTTGATGTCCGTGGACGCGTCGGTGGCCAGCTTCCACAGGCACTCGATCGACGCGAGCATGGCCACCAGGGACTCCTCCACATCCGGCAGGGTGCTCAGGTCCACCGGCACCTCGTCGTAGCGGACGAAGCCGTTGGCGTCCATGTACCGGGTGGCGACGGTGCGGCCCTGGGTGTGGTGCAGCAGCGCGTCGTTGATGTAGGTGTCCAGTTCGTCGTCGGCGAACAGGCCGTAGGAGGAGCCGGAGACCAGCAGCAGGGAGTCCAGAGGCAGCGCGGTGGCCAGGTCGAGGATGCCGTCCACGGAGTCCACGGTGTAGTCGGCGGGGGTGCTCAGCGGGGTCTGGGTGGTTCCGGTGATCTGGATGACTTCCAGGCCGGTGACGTTGTTGGCGCTCAGTTCGTACTGGGAGACGTCTCCCACGCCCCGGATGGTGTCGCGGAACGGCTGGAGCCGGTCGCCCAGCTCGTTGCGCACACGCGTACGCAGATCTGCAGTGGTTGCCATTCCGCGACCCCCTGTCAGGCGTTGAGCGTCAGTGCGCCAGCGGCGATCTGAAGCGATTCGTTGGTGACCGCCAGCAGCGGCGAGTCGATGGGCCAGGTGTAGATGACGTCACCGGAGGTGCCGGAAGCCGTGGTGACCAGTGCGGCGAAGACCGCTGCGTCGGTCATGTCGGCGGTGAAGGGGCCGTAGAACAGCAGCGCGTTGTTGGCCGTGGCCACAGGACTGCCTGTCGGGGCTGTCCATACGACCTGCTGGCGTGCGTAGCCGGGCGTGGAGACTTCCGGCAGCGTGGACATGCTGACGCTGCCGTCCTCCCCCGTGGGGTCGGCGATCAGCAGCGCGAGGTAGGTCGAGCGCGGCGCGGTGTACGCGACGGCGCGGCCGGTGAGGAAGTCGAGCGCGTAACCGGAGTAGGTCGG